AGTAATGTTGGAGAATTGGATATGTTAATTCAGAAAGTCGTATGCGATTTGCCTCAGGCTTATCTAAATACACATATTCAACAAGTAAATACGATTCCGCAATTTCAAAAGAATCTGCCATTTTAATTCCTGGAATTTCACGAACTTTCACAGATTTCTCGGCATTACCATTTAATCCATAGACATCTTTCCCATTTGGATCTAACACATAAAAAGGGCTTGATGCCATTGGTGGATACATGGAAGAACCCTTTCCTTTTTGTGGAGGCTGAGATATGATTGTCCGTGTATAGTCTGTAAATTGTACTTTACATTTGTTAGATATATACGAACTATCTTTAGGAACATCTTGTATGGTATCAGCTCCACCTTGTCCTAGCGAATAGGCACTTGGTGTTTTCAGACGGCTTGTTGTTGTATAAAGATTATCTACAACATTAAATCCAATATTTAATTGAATTGCATCTATTCCAATGGCATCAATGGGAAGTGCTACGGATGGGTCGCCACGTGCAAACCAGAATGGCAATGGTGTTATAAGTGTCTGTTGTTCTGTGAAACCGTTTGATTTCGGTGAAAAATTGGCGTCTTTTCGCCCAATCATTCGATTCACGGTTGTTAGTTTTTCCAGAGGAGTTGTATATTCATCTAGCACTTCCAATAAAGCCCCACTCAAAGAATCTATTGGAGCTCCTCCAATTGTTAGCGATGCTGAACGAACGAGAGAATTTCCAACAGAATTTGTCCATCCAAACGTAGGTCCCGCGAATTCAAGATTATTCTCCTTTGCCCAGGCTCTGGCTGTAGCTTGTGTTAAAGAGATATCTGGCATTGTAGTTACTAAAAAAACTCTCGTAATAAGATGACCTCTTCTGGGTAATGTGATACGACCTGTCGTTCCAAATGCCGGTTGATTATCAAAATCTACACGATACATTTCTGTTGTAAATCGCCCCGTTTTCATATATGTTTTTTGAAATACATCCGTTCTTGGTTGGCCTTTCATCTGTGGTAACAGACGTTCGTCTTGTAACCCAGATACGAGTAGAGTTAATAAACTTGCCGACGCCATCTGCTTATCCTGAATTATAAAAGTTATGGAGTATCGTCCGCCCTTTTTTCATCTCTTCTAATTAGATGAATGCCCTACATATATATTTAATTTTTTTCAAACTCTTTTTATTCGTTCAATTCATCATGATTATTAATAAAAAACAAGATGAAGAAGGGATTCTCTTTATCATCAGTAATGTGATATTTAAAGTGTCAATCGGACTCTTTATTATATTCTTTTTCCTATTTCATGAAGTTTCCGAAATTGATAGGATGAATAAAATTATTATAGGATTTGCTGGTGTTATCTTATTATATGACGCAATTTATATAGATTTACCAAGAGCATTAAAAATATATAATATACATTTTAGTCCCTATACACTTTTGAAGAAATTATTCTAACTTACACTTCGGAATAGATATCAAAATTCAGTTTCTTTACAGGTGTGCTTGGCGAAGATATCATTATTCTTTGACTCATTTGTTTTGTTTCACTGCCTTCGTAAGCTTGACTTTTCTCAGATTCATCTGGATTTACAGGAGGACAACAGATATAATTTATATTTCCTTCTTTACAACAATACCGAACTGGCTGAGGATAGGATGGAATGATTCCTTTGTTCGCTTTCTCACATTGTATGGTATGTTCAAGACATACGATCGGCAACGATATTGGTAACGAACATAGAATGCACGCAGTACAAAAGAATGCTTCCATGGGACATTTTGGACAACACTCTTTCTTATTGGATACACTCATGGTGTTTGGGGACTTTTTATAAAAACTCCGCAAATACTTCAATTTTTAGCTCCTAAGAATAAGGACATGGGTGAATGCTTCTTTGTTGAATGAATCTTTACTATTATACCCTTGACACAACACATCCTTAACAGACTCATAAGGAAGAATTTTTTCAATAGTATAATACGTATACCATACTTCATTCGTAGAAGTCTTCAATCGCAATTTAACTCTATCTCCTTCTTTGAATGAATTACCTATTAATTGTCTCTTAGTGACTGGGTGAGAACATTTTTCACGCCAGCGTGGAGAACTTTCATTTTCATCTTGGAAAATGTTCTTTGCTGGAATTTCCTCAGATATCTTACTCTTAGCTCTAATACGCACCACCATTTCTAGACTTTTTAGATAGGTGCCGAGTAATTTCATTTTTTTGCCACACTTAATTTTGAAACATCGGATTTCCCATTCCATTCTGAAATCGTATCCATTGAAGAGTCTTTACAAACACCTTTATTTCCCATGTATCAGCTAAAGCAGCCACGTGTAATGTTAGACGAACGGATTGAAGTTTTGAAGCATTCAAGGTCCCTGTTGGTTGATGGGTGTTCTTTGAAGAAAAGGAATGGCCGTATACATATTTGAAATAAGACGCCCCAGAATTATATTTCTTTGCCAAATGACTCCGAAAATACTGCTCATCTGCATTTATTATTTCAACACCATTCAATTGAATACTTGCCGATTTTAATAAAGGTGTTTTCGGATTATACACAGAATCATAGTCTTGGGATAATACTGCCGAATAATTCGTCCATTCACTTTGCACGTTCGCCCCTTTTCTTCTTAAAAACCAAACAATTTCTTCCATCGGATGATTTATTTCCAATGGAAGTTGTACCGTGATTGTGTCAAAGGATGATTTATTAATCATATATTTCATCGGTTCTTCAAAGTAAAACGTCGCAATATCTCGCCTTAACACTTCAAAAGGATTTCTCAGAATTCTTTGACGTATATCGCCATCTGTATGAGCGGCATGGGTAATTAAAGTAATTGTCTTGAAATTTGGAGGTGTTGCTGATGATGTAATAGTGGCCGAAGGAATAATATTATTTACATCACTGAGTATGAAATTTGTATTTAATGGAGTATCTGTTATACAATTACGCCTAGAATTCAGAATTCTCACACATTCATGAAACGGTCTTAGTGTTATATGTATTTTCACAGAACCTTCTTTACATGCCAAAAGAGGAAATGCCTCTTTCAAGCGTATTCTAGAATAGAAAAATGGCAATGGAATATATAACGTTCGATCTTGAGTTGGAAATGGTTTCGTTTGTGTAGAAGGAGAAGATCCTAAGCCATCAATAGAAATTCCATATTGTGTATTCGAATCTCCCAAGAAAGAACAGACGTTTAGAAAATCTCCATCAATTGTCTCAATTGCTGTATCACCCACCATAAATTCGGCCTTTTCTAAAAGAACGGATCCAAGACTTTCTGCATAAGCCCATTGAGGAGACTGGCTGGAAATTTCATATTTACCAGATTCAAGTCTCATTAGAGTTGTATCATCAAACCAATGACTTAATTCTATCTGTATGAAAGTATTCAGAAGTAAATCACCACATCCAACAGATTTCATATCAAATGTGAATCGTTGCCCAAATCCTGTTGGACCACGAAATGGGAATTCTTGAATATTAATTGTAAATGGATTTCGTTTATAATTACTCGGTAACCACCATGTTTTATCAGCCGATAAAGGAAACATTTCATTATCTTGAAAATCTCTCGGTGTTAAATCAAGTAATGTTACAATATCTCCTCCAATCCGCTCATATCCAACAAATAATTCACGTTCAAATTTATCTAAATAATTTGCAGACAAGTCTGCAACATTCGCCATCTATAATCACGAATTCTTAATTAAATGACAAAAGCTCAGCACCCCCTTTTCCATCCGTTTGAAATTGCGCCCATCCTTCTTGAATAACAGTTATCTCAACAGTATAGACAAGACCGGGATTCACAAAATCTATAAGAATTGTAGGCTTATCTGCCGTTGTGAAATTCACAGCTCCTGTGGCAGTGACAAGTTCATCTCTTCCTCTCGGTGTATTCCCAAGAGTCCAATTCATTGTATATAACTCCAGACCACTATCAGTATCTTCTTTTGCATAATTCACAACATCTCTCCAAATACTAGGTTCTCTTGGAGATTCTCTCGGTGTTCCAGCAATGACTAAGCCGACTGTGTTAAAGTATGCCTTGGAATCTGTTGTGTTTATCTTATAGAGACGATTGGATAGAATATCGGCCCTGCTTCTGAAAAACCAGAGTAAACGACTCGTGGGATGTCGTCCATCAACACGTCGTTTTATTTGAAATGTTCCAGGCAGAATATGTTCCGTATAGACATTTTCTGACACTCTCGTAAAGCGGACTTTTGTCGGCACTCTTTCCAATGACGTCTGCATATCCTTTTCCACGAAAATTTGCGTAGTTTCCAATTGTAGCTTCAGAGGCCCAATCTGTTCTCGCTTCAAGGTTGTAAATGTCTGAGCGGCCGTTTTGCCATCGCGAAGAGTCATTTGCACATTCCACGCCACAGGTTTCTGACGCCCATCTGAAGATTCCACAAGATCTTCCAATTTCCTAAGCTTACAACGAAGTCTATAAGAATGTCTCGTGGCTCCTCGCTGAGGAAATCCACCATCACTTCCTCTTTGACACCCTAGTAATGGAAGTTCAAGACGTAATTGTGAAAGAGTGGCATTTTTCTGTATTGACCGTGCTGTTCCATCATGACCTCCCGTTTCATTCATCGTAATAAATCCTCGCGAATATGTCCCAGAATTCAGTGATAATGCCCATAAAGTATCTCCACTAAATTCTTGAAGAAGTATAT